TTCAGTTTGTTGGCTGAGTTTGCCGCACCGCCCGCGCTGGACGAACCAGCGTAGTCATGCGTGTGACTGGCGTTCGCCTTCCCGTTCAGCTTTGCATCCATCTCGCTCTCGGTATAGTACCGGTCGTCGTGGTTATGCCCGCTCACCGCCACTCCCGTAAGCTTTTCATTGATCTCTGCTTCCGTATAATACCGGTCGTCGTGGGTATGGGCAGTCGGCGTAAAAGCAGTCGGCTTACCGCTGATGCTGTCCCATGCCGGCGCTGCCACGTCAGAAAACTTGTCGTCCACTTCGCTTTTGGCGTAATACAGGTCATCATGAGAGTGTTCCGCATCCGCCTTGCCGCCAAGCTTCGCATCCATCTCGCTCTCGGTGTAGTACCGGTCGTCGTGGGTGTGGCTGGTGTCCGCTTTCCCCGCAATGGCGCTGTTCACCTGCTCTTTGGTGAAGTATCGCCCGTCATGGTCATGCCCATTGTCAGCCTTGGTCGAGAGCTTCTTATCGACCTCTGTTCCATTTTGAAGATCTGTGTCGTTCTCCAGCTGAGATGTTTTCGTCGGCACACTGAAATTCACTGCCTTGTTTCCGTCCACAGCCAGCTGAATGCCGTTCACCAGGATCTTCTCGATGATGTTCGGCTGTCCTCCGGCTCTTTCGAGGCTCTGCACCCGTGCCGTCAGGGCGGCAAAATCAGTCACGACCTTTGTGCCAAAAGCTTCCAGCTGGCTGAGCTTTGCAAATATCACTTCGCCTGCCATTCGTCACCCCTCCCCGAAGACACGAACCATCATGGCATCAAACTCGCTGTCGGTCGCAGCTCTCGTCGAGATGCTGCCGCCGCTGGTCACGTTCATGCCGTCGCCTATCTTGACCAGGCCCAGCTTGTCCCGGGTAGCAGGGGTGTTGACCGGCTCTTCCTTCTTGATGAGCGCTACGATGACGTCGATGTTCGCCGTCGGCTTCCGCACGGCATAAAAGCGCACATGACCATCGCAGGTCTCTATCATGCTGGCCAGCCCTGCCGGAGAAGCCGCCTCGAAGTTCTCGAGAGCGGTGGTCCCCAGCGGAGTCATGGTCGAAAGGCAGCCCGGCACTTCCACATCGCAGTAATACTGGTTCGGCCCGATGGCAGACTCCATTTTGACCCAGTCGCGGACGGGCAGGGTCAGCTCGTAAGAAGTCGTCCCCACCCCAAAAATCGTCAGCACCAGCTCGATGTCCTTCGTCGGCACCCGGATGGCAAAAAGCCGGAGCGCGCCATTTCGCGTCTCGACTGCATTCGCCAGCCCTGCCGCCACCGCTGCCGCATAGCTTTCCAGCCCGGTCGAACAGAATGGCGAATGTCTCTCCGTCAGGTCGGGGACTGCGATGTCGCAATAGTATTGGTATGGCCCCTTGACAGGAGAAAGTTTCTTCCAGCTGTCCTTCAGGGCCGTCAGGTCATAGGTCTTGTAGTAGCCGCCACTATATTCCGATTTGGCTTCTGCAATGACGTCTTTCGCCTTGTCCGAATATCGCTTTGCCGAGTCCTCGCTGCTTTTGGCATTCGTCTCGCTCTTCTTTGCGGCTGCGGCGCTTGCAGCAGATTCGCTTGCGCTCTTTGCGGAAGCATCCGCACTTGCCTCGCTCCGGTTCGCACTGGCTTCCGACTGGCTGGCCGATGCTTTCGATTCTGCTGCGCTCTGCTTCGACTCTGCGGCGCTTTTCGCCGAGGCGTCTGCACTGTTCTTCGAATCTGAGGCTAGTTCTTTCATCCGCTCGATACCCAGCCGCACCATCTCGATAACGGCTTCCATCGAGCGCGCGATGTATTCGCGTACCTGTACGCCATAAACAGCCTTCCGCACACCGTGTACCGACGATGTCAACAGGGCAACGACTTCGCTGTATGTCATATTTCACCACCTCGTTTTTATTTTGAATTTTCAGCTCGACGAATCGTCCTCATTCACATGGCCTATCAGTCCGAACAGCGCGTTCTTCACGTTGTTTATCGCACTCGTGATGGCGTCCACCCGCTTCGAGAGCTTCTTGCTCGTCAGTCCAAAGGTGAACTGCTTGCTGTCCGGGCTGTCCAGCGGGAGTTTCAGCTTGGTGCATATCATCCAGCGGTCCATCTCGTGGGGTTGTGAGAGGATGTGCGTCCGCAGCAAAAAGCCCAGCTTGCCCACGTTCTCACCAGTGTCCCTTCTGTCAAAGGCTTTGACGGTCAATGTCGGTTCGATGACCTGCTTGTAGTCGTCCAGCTGTTCCTGTGCCGCTTTTTTCAGCGAGTCTGCGGTCGATTTCTTGCCGTCCACGTAAATATGCCGGGAGCATAGCCCGTAAGCCGCAATGGACAGCGTGTTCTGTGCGGTAGCCGTGATGGTCTCGTAAGAGGTGCGCGAGAATATCCACCAGCCTTTTTTCACGGTCGAGATGCCGTGGGCCGTCACGCTGTTCACGAGTTCCGAGGTGCGCTTTTCTTCCAGCGTCAAATCGAGCATGTTCACACCGTACTCGATGGTCTGGTCGGTCGTGGGCATGTCCTCATCGGTCATGTAGTCGTAGTAAAAAAAGTAGTCCTCCGTACCCGGGTCGTTGGCGAGCCGCAGCCGGAGGTATCCGTCTTTTCCTTTCTCGTGTTCCAGCAGGTATGTCGTCAGAATGGTCCAGAAACTCCCAAACTGGTCGCCCGAGTCCGTGGTGTCGATGCTCTGGCTCTTCACGGTCACGTTCCCGCGCTCCATGCAGTTCACAGGGCTGTTCCCTTTGTCTGCTTGGTTCGGCTTCAGCGCAATGGCAAGGATGCTGTGGTTCGCACCGTCCGTCGTCTGGTACGTTCCGCCCGTGAGCCTTGTCTGCATCTGGCTCAGCTCGTTCAGGATGCCGTCAGCCGTGATGGTCTTGCTCAAATCGAACTCCCGGTTCGTCTCGGTCACACGCCCAAAGAAGATGCACTCCCCGTCCTCTTCCACCATCATCCACGTCTCTCCGACTTTGATCTCGTCGTAGTACGGATTCTTTACAGTGCCAAAGCGCGTTTCTGCCTTGTAGGGTACTTCACAGGTAAAAGTGCCGGGCTCTTTGTTTTCCAGATCCACCACCGGGTCTGTGAGGATGCCTTCCGTCTCTTCTCCCTCGACCGCATCGCCGTAGGAGTCGTAGACGAGGGTCTTCTTTTTCCACCGGAACCGTGCCTGTGTGCTCGACTTAAACACCACATCCACCGTTCCAGCATATACTTTGTATCTCATAAAAACGCCTGCCTGCACTCTACGTTCACCGTGACGTCCTCGTCTGCCCTTATCACAACGGTCCGCCCGATGTTCTCAAGGTCAGAGGCTATCACGCCGATATTCGTTCTCTCGCCCGGCGTCAGCACAGCGCCGTCGCCTGCATAAAAGCTCATAGTTCCGCCAAAGCAGGCCCTCTTTCCGGTCCCGGAGCTGAGTTCGCCGCCTCGTGCTACCGAGATGTAGCTGCTGTTGTTTTTCAGCGTCTCGCTGTCGGCGATGCTCGTCCCAAAGAATTCCAGTCCGCTTGTCTTGCTCGCTACCACAAGCTCGTAGTCCGTATTCGGCTCAAGCTCTGCGCTCAGTGTCCCGCCCAGCGTGATGGTCTTGCCGTAGTAGTCCTCGATGCCGTTCGTCCACACCAGCGAGGCCAGCAACACCGAGCTTCCTTTTTTTCGTACCGAGAGGCTCACCTGCTTCTCGCCCTTGTCCCACCAGAGGCCCGCAAAAGTGTTGCGGGGGTTCTTGAAATAGACTGGCGTTTCCACTGTCCGCAGAGAGAGCTTGTACGAAAGCACCTTAAAGGGGTATACCAGCTCCGTCTGACTCAGCCCATCGGTGCAGTCCACCTTTGTGCCGTACTTTTCGCTCACAAGGGTGAAATTCGTTCCATTTTGATTTTCGAGGCTCGCTGTTGCCTTTCCGCTCGAGGTCACGTAAACGCCCGTGGGCTTGTCTGAGTCCACCAGCGGGAAGGTCTCTTCTTTTCCTGCGGCGATGGCCACGCCCTTCATCTGCCTCGTCGCAAGGTCTGTCTCAAAACAGAAGGAGTCCCACAGCCAGTCACCGTTCGGCTCCGCCACAAGGTATTTATAGGGGTAAAACTGGTATCGCAGGGTTATTTTCGCATGGTCGTACTGGTAGGTGGGCTTTCCGCTCACCCACACTCTACCCACGTAGTAAAACTGCGGGTCATCGTCCAGTATTATCTTTGTCCGGAACGGCTGCTTCATCTTGGCTATCAGTTTCTGCTGTATCTCGAGGTAGGCCGTATTGCCCACCGGGCCGTAGAAGTTCTTTTCTTCCTGATACCGCTCCGTGTCCAGCCAGAACTGCCAGCTTCCTTCCCGCGAGCCGAACACCGGGTATCCGGTTAGCCCGTGTGAAAGGTCTGCTTCGCCGTTCATTCCCTCAATGTCGAGGGTCTTCGTTTTCTCTATCGGCGGCTGTACGATCGGCCGACAAATAGGGATCAGATAGAGGTCCCGCCAAGTATGTAATCCGTCAATGGTCACTCCGTGCAGTATCGTCTCCATCTGGTCCCCTTTTCTCGGCCGCTCATGGCGGAGCCAGACTGTAGGCTATCGTCGCCTTTATCTGTCCGCTCTCGTCCGTTGTGTAGCCGCCCACCCAGCAGCGCCCCTTGTATGTTTTTATGCTCCCTTTTCCGTCCGGTACGTCCACCAGCACCCGCTTTCCCTGCAAAAAATGCAGCAGCGTGTGGTAGGTGCTCGTCCATGTCCGCTCCGTCACGGCATAGCCGCGGTCTTCCCGGTTGATGGGCGGGTCGATATAGCAGTCCCAGCAGGAGTGGGCTTTCTCGTCAAGCACATAGTAAAACTCCCAGCTTCCCTCGGCGTTCTTGAACACACGGTCTTTCAGCGGGGAGTATTCGATGGCACCGTGCCATGGCGCCGCTATCAGCGTCCGGACGGCCTCTTCGTTCGGCTCCACAAAAAGCGGCCCAGTCGGCACAAGGTCAAGGTCGGCTGTGCGCAGAGTCTTTACCGGGGCTTCTGCGGGGATGCGGAACACGAGGCCCGTGTACCCGGCAGCACTTCCCGGCACCACCGTCTCGTAGATGCTCATGGCTCAGTGTCCTTTCTCGATGATGTCACCCACAACGTCGTCGATGTCGCTGCGTATCTCGCCCACGAACTTCCGGCCGTTCATCACGACTTTCATGCCCTTCACGGACTCTGCCACCCGGTCGATGCGCTCGCCAAGGGTCTTCACGGCCTCCACCACATCCCGGTTCGACTGGGTCAGTGCGGGGGCAGTTTCGTATCCATTTTGATTTCTCGAGGGGGTCTCGGCCCTGCGTGCCATCCGTCCGGTCACAGTCGCCGCCATGCTGATGGTTCCTTTCCGGTCTGCAAAGGCGCTGTTCAGCCACGCGCTGCTCCTCGACGCATCCGAAAGGTCTACCACCGGGGTGATGCTGGGATGGTTGTCAGTCGAGAGATGATCTGCAATGGCGTTTGTCGTCGCCAGCGCACTGCGGATGACAGCTCCGCCCACTTCGTCCATGCCCTTTTCTGCTTCGCCTTCGGTAGAGACGATACCTCTGGTCAGGCCTTCGATGACGTATTCACCGATACCGGCCATGACCTTCGAGGGCGAGTGGATGCCGAGGATATGCTTGAATCCGCTGATGATGGCATAAGCAGGGCTCAGAGCCACTTTCAGGCCAAATTTGGCAGCGGATTTCACGCCGGTGGCAAGGCCGCTCATGAGGTTTCCGCCAATGCTCTTCATGCCGTCCCAGAGTCCCGAAGCCTTCTCCTTGATCCAGCTCCATGCGTTTCCGACGGCTTCCTTCACCTTGTCCCAGTTCTTCACCACAGCAGTACCCACGGTGACCGTTCCTGCGATGACAGCAGCAGCCAGCAGACCGTGAGGCCCAAGTCCCGAGGCCACCTTGGCAACGCCCATGCCCACCTTGGCCAGGACTCCTGAGGTAGCAGCTCCCGCAGTGGTGGCGGCTGCCTTGGCAACTCCCGCCGCCTTGGCAACAGTGGTCACACCGGAGGCCACATTGGCGGTGGCAGTCCCTACGCTGTTCAGCACCGGGATGAGCTTTGTCGCTCCGCTGGCTCCTGCGGCCGCTGTCGATGCTCCACCCAGAAAGCTCTTCGCGGCGGATGCACCGCCCTTGAGCCACTGCCATAAGTTCGAGAGGAAGCCGCCTGAGCTTCCGCTTCCGCCGAGGTCGATGCTTCCAAAAAGCTTCGTCAGCAGTTGTGCGAACAGCCCGTTCCCGCTGAAGGCATTCTTCAGCGCGGTGCTGATGGCTTCGGTCAGGGTCTGGCCAAAGTCCGTGCCAACTACGTCGAGTACCGCAGTCAGCCCACTTGCAACTGCACTGGCCCAGTCTCCGCTCATGGCGGCAACGACGGTGTTGGTAGCAGCGGCCACGGTCTCGCTGGCTCCGTCCTTCATGTAGAGGCCGAACGGGTCAGAGAATCCCTGTACCAGCTTCGGGTTCATCTTCTTGGCCACCGCCATGAATCCATTTTGAATGGGCTTCCAGTTCTGGGCGATGGCGTCGCCGAACTGCATCATAGCCTTCTTCGTGGCGTCGCTCACGTTGAAAGCGTCTGCCAGATTCCCCACATAGTCCGCAAAGGTCGAGCGGGTCTCCATCATGTCCTCGTAAGCGGCCATGACAGTCTCATCGTAGCGGTTGCCTCCGGCCTGTTCAAGGGCAGTCTGGTACTTCTGCTGCATGGCCGTGACCTTGCTCAACTGCCATCTCATGCTGGTCAGTGCGCTGTTCACGCCCATCAGGGCCGTCATGGTACCCTGCGTTGCTGCTCTCCGGGCTTCGATGCTGTCCTCGCCGTACTGCTCCACCGCGCTGGCATAGGCGTCTTCCCGCCCGCTGAGGTCGCCATCGTTGTAGAGCTTGTCCAGCAGGGTCATCCGCTTCTGTGCCATGGAGATGCGGCTGTCGTAGAAACTCGAAAGGTCGTCAAACGCCGCAAGCTGCGCCTTGTCCAGCTCGTTTTCCAGCTCCAGCTGTTCCTGCCGCGCTTCCAGATAGTCCCGGTAAGCCTGCTGGGTCACAAGGCTTGCTTCGCCGAGGGCATCCTTCGTTTCCACCCACGCCTTTTCCGCGAGGGCGGTCTTCTCGCTCTGGATGGCCAGACGCTTGTTGATGGTCTCGATGTTCTTGTTGCTCTTCTCGGTCACGGAGGCGGTCTTTTCGTAGGTGTCCGCCCAGAGCTGGTACTCGGTCTGAGCCAGCTTGTCATCGCTTTCATACCGCTCGGTGGCCGCCTTGTAGGTGTTCTCAAACCTCGCCTGCTGCAAGTCGAGGAGGTTCTTCTTCTCGTCCAGCAGAGTGTTGTAGGCTTCCTTCGTCTTGTCGTCGCTGGCTCCCACCCGGGAGACCAGTTCGTCGTACTGCCTCTGCGCGATGTCCACACGGGCTGCCTGCAGCTCGATGCTCTTCGCCAGCGTCTCACCCTTTTTCTCGATAAGGGCTTCAATGGAAGCAGTGTCGCCTTCTCCTGCTTCCCAGAGGCTGTATTCCTTGTCAGCGGCATTCTGGAGGTACTTGTTGGACTTCAGTTCCTTCGTGTACTTCTCGGCGATGGTCTCGGCCAGAGTCTTACCCTTGCTCGAGGATTTCTTGCCGGAAGATGCAGTGGAAGCGCCTGTACTGTCGTCGGGGAGATAGCCGCTGTACTGCTCGAGGATGAGGTCGGCATACTCGCTCGGGTCAAGGCCCTCCAGACCAAGAGCACTTCCGATCTGCTTTGAGACCCAGTCCTTTGCCTCGCCAGTCAGGCCCTTCAGGGCGTCTTTCGCTTTGATCTCGCCGCTCTGGTACTTTTGCAGCGCTTCCGTCGCCTTGTCCCACATCGTACTGGGCTTCCAGTCCGCGCCGAGATAGGGCGTATTCCTGGCGTCTTCTTTGGCGTTGGCCTTCTCGTAGTCCTGTACCGCCTGCTGGTAGCGGTTCGCCCCGAGTCCGGCTTTTCCGCTGGGGAGCGTTCCGTCCGGCATGAGATGGTCGGCCTTCATGATGCTGTAAAGCTCCAGCATCTTGTCCGAGGCAGTCTTCTTGGCTTCGTCCAGTGCCGCGCCCACAGCGTCCCGCACCTGCGAAGCAGAATCATAGCTTGCATCATAGAGCTGGCTTCTCAGGTCGGGGTCTCCGATCCCAAGGCGCAGTCCCTCCACGACGTTCCGTCCGTCCTCTTCTGCCAGCTGACTCGGTGAGTGGATGCCCCAGAAAGTCGTAAAGACGCTTCGGATGCTCTTTGCCACAGTCTGCATCGCTGCCAGCGCCCCGCTCAGAGCGCCCGGGTCCTGGATGCCGATGGCGAGGCCTTCCGTGATGTACCGGCCAATTTCTTCAAAGACCCTCGAGGGGCTGTTGATGTCATACCCCTTCTTGGCGGCATCTATGGTGTCGTCCACCATGCCTTGTACAGCACCCGTTGCGCGGGCTTTGTTTTCCTCGACGCCCTTCGCCCCTCCGTTTGCGACATTTTCACCGATCTCCTTACCCTCTTTTTCGGCGTCGTCTTTTGCACCGGAGAACGTAAAGACATCTGCGACATTGATGCGCTGGGGTTTGAAATCGGGATTGAACTTGAGAGCGATGTTTCTCTGTTGGAATGAGCCATCGCTGAACGGCGAAAAGATGTCCTTGATGCCGTCCCAGATGTTCTTCCAGCGCGCCCTTGATCCCCTCGCCTTCGCCGCCCTCGCCGCTCCATGCCCAGCCGATGAGGTCGATGGCCGTCTGGATGAGCACCTTGCACAGGGTGGTAAAGGCCTCGCCGATGGGTTCGGCGCTCTGGTTGATGGCACCGCAGATGAGTGTCACCACAGCCACCAGAGCAGCCTCGATGTCCGGCGCGGCGTTGATGATGGCCGTACACAGCGGGTCGGCAAACAGCGCCAGTGCGCCGAATATCGCTCCCGCACCGGCGAGGTAGAGCATTCCCTTGCCAAACTTCGTAAACGCGCCCGCCAGGGTCGAGAGTCCGAGGGCCAGCTCCGGGATACAGGTCAGCAGCATGCCGCCTGCAAACATCGCCATCATGGTATCAGCAAATATCCATAGCGATTGGCTCACTGCTTCCGGCTTTGCCATGCCGATGAGCTGGATGGCCGGTGCCAGCACCAACAGAGCCGCGCTCATGGCCAGCATTCCGGTACTGACACCCATGAAGTTGACCGAACCGGCAAAGTGACTCAGAGTGCCTCCTATGACACTTAAGGCCAGCAATATAATGCCCGCTTTTGCCATATCAGGAAGCGTGACTTTGCTCAGCATCAGGCACGCCCCGGCCACCGCCATGAGTGCATCGGCCATCAGGAAAATGCCTGCGCCCTCGCTCCATCCTGCTGAGCCGAATTCGCCCAGTACAAACATCGCACCGGTCAGCCCAGCCAGCACAGCAGCCGCTTTTCCAAGCTGAGGCCACGGGATGAGACAGAGTGCCGCGGCCGCCACAGCCACCGCGTTCATCGCCCCTGCCATAGCCAGCGCCGCCGCACCCGAGCTGAACTTCGTCTTGCTGGAAAGTACGCTCATGGCTGTCATGAGGATCATCAGGGTCTTCATGGCCGTAGTGGCGTACTCGAGCTTTGTGGTGTTCAGAGTGCCGTCGTCCACGTTCTCGGTGATGAGCCCCGCCAGCGCACATACGCCCTGCATCAGCACCCACATACCTCCGCCCATGGCCGCGATGGCGAGTCCATTTTGAAATGTGAGCATGGTGTCCGCCACACCCTGTGCCAGTACGAGCATGCTTCCCATCGCGGTGAGGTAGGCTGTCAGTGCGCCCATTCCTACTACGGCTTTCACAAGGCTCGTCCACTTCACCTCACTCAGAGGCTTTATTGCACCGGCCACGATCCGCAGTCCGATGCCCATCTCGATGAGCGAAGCGCCGATGCCCAGCAGTGTCTTACCGCCTACCACGAGGTCACGGGCTTTCACGGTGGCAATGAGCATTCCCATGTTCCGTGTCAGCACATACATACCGCCCACTGCCGCCGCAAAGGCCGCGAGGTTCTGGATAAAGTTCTCGCCCTTGATGGTGTCCGCGATAGCCACAAATCCCGAGCACAGAGCCTTCGTCGCCGCGGCCAAGCCCAGCAGAGCCGCCGCAGAACCCCACAGAGTCGAGGCTTTTAGCAGCTGAGACCCGAGTCCACTCACCGCAGAGTCAAAGGCCTTCACTTCCGGTTTCAGCAGCTTTGCCGCCGTCACCAGTTCTGCGATGAGCACCACCGTAGCGCTCAGCACCCAGACGAACCGCTCCGGGTCGATGCGACTCATGACGAACATGGCGCCGGCCAGCATCAGCAGGGCCGAGCCGATGCCCGTGAGGATCCTGGTGCTCTCCTGCTTC